CCGGTCAGTGAGGATGAGGATGAGATTCCAGAGGAGGACGATGAGGAGGCGGACGAGAAGCATGTTCCGGAGACTCGCACCGACCAGAATGTAATCGACGCTGAGTGGAACGCAAACAAGGCTGATAACACGGATGAGAAGGATACCAACGCACCCGATGTCCAGCAACATACAGAGACGGACGATCAGGAGAAGAATGTACAGGAGCCAGAGCCGGTCCTAAGCGAGACTGTTCTGAAAGATGCAATGACAGAGTTGTACAACGATAAGACGGCGTAAACGCGGATATAACCTGAGTATACATATAAAACAATGTACTTGACACTTTTTCACGTGGTCTGTCATGACATCTGTTTTTACGCAGTACATTGGGGGTTGCATTCACCCGCAATGTACTGGATGCACAAACAACACCACAAGACACATCATACCGACCTTCGCTATTGGCATACGAACGAAGGTCACCTGATCGAAAATATCATACAGCCACTTGGGATTTTCATACCTTTTTTGTGGAGTTGGTCTCCGCTAAGTTTTATAGCTGCAAGCGGTATTGTAGGCTTACGCGGGCTAATACGTCACGACAACCGGTTAACGTGGCTCTTTGGAAAACATCATATTTCGCATCACAGATACGGGAACTGCAATTATGGTGAGTATTGGATCGACTATCTCTGCGGGACACTCAGACAAGACGCCGACGCGTCTTTCGTGTCGGAAGCTTGCGACCCCCCTTCTTCTTGAAATACGAATACAGACCGACAGCGGTTCCAGCAAGAACGGCGTCGCCGACCAGCGAACCACCGCGACGTTTACGAGTGCGTCTACCCCCGCATGTTTGACACGTTGTGCATTCCGGCATGTTGTGTTAACTCGTTACATTTTTTAATGACATACGGGTGATGCACAATATCTTCCGGCTGGAACGGATAATCTGGTAGACGCAACGAAATCCGATATGTGATGATATCCACAATATCGTATGCCAACGAAATTGACGAATCGTACTTGTTTGCAATGGAAACACCTGCATTCTTCCACTTGGACACAAACTCTTCCACAATAGGTTCTACATTCTCTTGCAGTTCTCCATAAAATTCAGTGTACACGCGGTCAGACAATATCTCACAGACAGGACACTCGTCTATCGCCGGCAGATGCTTGTGCTCGTCGTTGTGCAACTCAATAAACGTTTCGGCTATCTCCATACGTAAACATTTCAGAGTGTTCGTAAACGGACTTTGCAATAGCCAAAAAAAGCTCTTTCCGATCGAGCTGTTTCTTGAAATCGGTGAGCAAGTGCTCAATCGCCTTAAACATTCTCCACACTTCGTCTTGATGTGTTGTGCCCTCTGGGGTCACGACCAGTAGCCATTCGTCGAAATCAAGCATCCTCCGTGTCTGTCTTTCCCTGTGAACGTGTAAATGCGAACTCGGTCGAAACCAGATCACTCTTGCGCTTCTCCACAATGAACTTTACACACGCCGCTGCACTCTTTGTTCCTTCTTGCATAAAGTAGTCCTCCAACTGCTTCGTGAGCTCCTTGATGGACAGCGACCACGCCTTTGTCCACATTGAGGGTCGCTGGATCTTGATGGCCGTATCGTCATCGTTGATTTCGAGGCGGCTGATCGTCGCAAAGTTCGGGGAACGCAGGACATCCGACATTTCGAGCTCCACAATCTTCCTCTCCTCCCGGAGCTTGTACGTCTCTGCATTCAGCGTCTTCAACCGGTTGTCGAGATCGCGATACTTGCGGACACACTTAATGAGATCAGACTGAGCGGACATTTGATGCCACTGGATTGCATGTACCGACGGTATCCGTTTTGAAATACTTTTTCTGAAATGTCGCCATATTGGTGGTCCCCATGCTCAGGTTGCATTGAGCACAGATTGGTCGCAGATTGTGCAAGGTCGTTTCACCACCCTCTGCCTCCGAGATAACATGTCCACAGTGAAACTCAATCTGACGAATGTCCGCATGATTGCAGCACAGACATTTGGCACATCCCACTTCTCGGCCGATCCACGCATCCCACACAAGCCGTTTCAGCGATTTTGGAATTCTCTTTTTTTGTATCCTTCTTCTTTTTGGCGGAGCCGAATAGCAACTTCCCATTGTATAGTGTGACTCAACTGTTGTTAAATATAAGATAGTAACAATGGATGCACGCGCGCTGAACGCTCTTCGGCTTGCGTACAACAAAGAACATCCCCGTGAAAAACCTATCCAGAAAGGAGCGTCTGTTTGGAAGGAGATCACAGCCCGCCTGAAAGCAACGTGCCGTGCGGCTACACCCGAGTGCATTGTGCGCAATTTGATCCACAAACCGTCTGCGCCCATGTCCTGGAAAGTGAGCGATCTCGAATGGTTGTCGTCCGACGATATTGACGACGTTCAAAAACAGTATGCGAAACTTATACCTGATTACCTGTATATCCCGAGTGTGCCTATCGATTTCAATACCCACTCGGATACCGGCAAATGTCTGGTGAGTGCACTGTGCAGTCTCGATCTGCGCGACGTATACAAAAAGAAATTCAGACGTGTCGGAATCGTGTTCAATACCGACATCTCCACTGGTCCCGGTGAGCACTGGATTGCCGCATTCTGCGATTTCAGAGACCATCTGGCATATCCTCAAATGACATTTTTTGACTCCTATGGTCAGAAACCTGAGCCTGAAATTCAGGAACTGATGAACAAATGGGCCTCTCAAATGCCTGGGATGAAGTTGCAGTATAACGATGTTCGCCACCAGTACAAGGACGCGCAGTGCGGGATGTACTGTTTGTACTTTTTACACTGTTCACTCTTCGATATTCCAATGAAGGACAAGGTCCCTGACGATGTGATGGCGATGATGCGCCGGATGTTTTTCAAGGTGTAAGTAAGATAATGGAAGTGAAAGTCATCGTGTGGTATCTGATCATCCTGTCTTGCTTCTTTTTGGGTGTGTCGATTGTGGTATATTTGTATGTACGCAATTCGGGCCTTGATCTGCCGTCCGACGCATCTCTCACAAAAAATCTCTCCGTGTACTCTGATTTTCGTCCTGCACCCCTGGTATGTCCCTCTGACAATCCGGTGACAGACTATTTCGTTGCCGGATCCGGTTACTCTGTCTTGCCTGCAAAAACAGTGTATTCGCATGTGACCACCGATGCCATCACAAAGGTCATCGATGGTGGAGCTCGTATTGTGGAGCTGCACGTATACGAGGTCGGTAAAGACCCTGTTGTCGGAATTGCAGACGAAAAGTCAAAAAAGATGCTGACCTACAACACCGTACCGTTTGAGGCGTGCTGTATCACAATTGCGAACGCTGCATTCAAACAGACATCTCCGTTTATACTCAGTTTAGTGTTTCACACCGAGAATACCCTCATCCTGAATAAATGCGCAGACATGATGAAAAATACACTCCGGAAATTCATGTTGGATTCGTCGTACTCCTACCAGCGCAAAAATCTGGCGCTAGAACCCGTGTGTAATCTTCTCGGAAAACTGGTGATTGTGTCTGGTGATCACCATAAGGGTACTGGCATGGACGAACTTGTGAACATCTCGTGGTCATCGAGTCTGTGTCGGAGACTGACGTTTACACAGGCTTCTCAGACATACGACCACGACGAGCTGATCAACTACAATCGCAGAAACATTACACTCGTGGTCCCAGATTTGGACACTGTTTCCATGGAAAATGGCAATGCAGAAATATGTTTGTCGTACGGATGCCAGTGGGTTCTGATGAACTACGGAAGCCTCGATAATGCGATGGAGGTGTATATGGGTCGGTTTGGGGAATCATCGTTCATAGTCAAGCCCGACGAGCTGCGGTATAAGCCTGTCACATACAAGGCACCTGCGCCCCAGGATCCGGCAGTCTCGTTCCAGCCGAAGAGAATGACATCGCCACTCTTCGACTTCACAGTGGGCAGCGTATAAAATGTGGGAGAAATACAAATGGCTAAAACTGCGAAACAGACACCTTGGCTGAAACACGTATTGAGCGTCAAGACTCCTGGGATGTCTCTTGGAGACGCGATGAAGCTCGCGAAAAAGACATACAAGAAGGGCGGTGACATGGCCAAGCGTACGGGCGGTGGCGAGAATGAGGTCATGGTGAAGCCGTCCGGCGGCGGTCTGATGGGCACGGTTGCC